TTCTCCATTTTCTCCTAATAACATCACTTTGTTTTTCTTCAAACTCTCTATATCTTCTTCATCCGTTCCTTGCATATTTGTCAATACTAGGATTGCGTCTGTAAAATCTTTCATATCATCTAATGAAGTTGATACCGCTTCATTATATCCGTCAATTAATGTAATCACTTTTTCAAAATCCCCGAGTTTCCGTTTATTATTGGCAAATTCAATCAAAGGTACCCTATTAAAACCGTGCATTCTAGTTTCTCCCTGTACCTGAGGTGTCAATATTACCCCTTTGTAATCCATAACAGAAGTAAATGTATTGACAGTTACAGTCTTGTTGTCATAAATCTCCAATATATAAACATACTCATTGCTTTCATTTTTTTCTCTGCTCCAACGAACTGCATATTTAATATTTTTGTCTATTGTATTATCCCTAATGACAAATACATCACGAGGATCTAAGGCTTTAAAGTTTATCGTATTATCTATATTTTTATACCACAACTCATACGACCGCCCAAAAATCGAACAGTTTTCAGCATGCTCATAATTACACTGCTGTTCTTCCTCCGTTGCTAAATATTTTCCAACCATCTCGTACTCATTAGCCAAATTATCTTCCAACAACTTATAATTGATATTTTTCCCAATAAAATAAGCTGTTGCTATCGTAGTTATATAGCCTGGAAAATTGTGGATAAGTTTACTATCTAGTTTCTCCTTCAACCTATTAGGTTTTTCCAATATTTTATGTCTACCAATATAATAGTCTTCCAGTTTTTGTAATCTGACTAAATCATTTACTAAAAAATCCCACAATGCTTTCTCCAATATTTTTAATTCCATCATCTCACCCCCAATATATTTTTATTAATTGTCTTCATCCGATTATTTCTCATATAATCCTCAAGTGCATATCTCATGGCATCCATTAAATGATTAAAATCATCTATCGGTTTATTTATTGCTTTTCCAAATTTATCTTTATCCCAAGCATAATTAGATATCTCTGTTAAAAAATTTACACACCTTGGATGGATAAAAATTTTAAAATCTTGAATAAATTGTATTCCAGCATTTATACTATCTTTACCTTTTTTAGATGCTTTTATCCTAATCAATCCCAAGCTTCTTAAATGTTCTATACTCTTTGGTTCTGCACTATCTGCAACTATTATTTCTTTTCTAAATCCAAGCTTTTCTATATTGTTATAAATAGCTGTATTTTGCATTCCTTTTTGATATATCTCGTCAAAAACATAAATTTCTTTTTGTTCTTGGTCCATTATTCCACAAAAAAAAGCAGCAGGGTCATTCGTATATCCAAAATCTAACCCAAATACTGCTTTTGCTTTTTGTCTTTTATTTAAAATTTCTCTCCAATCAAATTCCAACTCTCTCCAATTCTCATAAACAAGCCCTTCAACAATCCCCCAGTTGCCAAGCCCTGCCACTTGATAACGTCTAGGGTTGTTTTTCTTCATATCCTCAAACAGTTTCTTGTCACTGTCGTCAAGCCATTCATTACACATGTAGTTGGTTGTCTTTGCCATTATATTTTCGTCTTCAACATCAAAAAATCTTTTTTTGAGCCAGTGCAGTTCGTTCCAAGGGTTAAACGTGAGTGTAATCTGCTTATATAAAGGCTCTTCAACAGTACCTCTTATACTTTCGTCAAGCATATTAAAATCCTGCTCCTTGTTTATCTCATAGGCTTCCTCAATCCACGCCCAGCATAGATTTCCAGTTTCAACTGTTATTGAAGTAACTTTAAGCGGATCGTCCACATTTTGTTACGTATATATCGCTTCCATATATACTCTTTATGTTTCCATAAAGTTCAGACTATATCTTAACAAATTCTTTTATTTGTTCTCACCGTTTCGAGCTTGCTTAAGCCCTACTCTACTAACTAAAAAAAGACCTGCTAAATTGGCAGGTCTTTCTCTGCTTTCGATAGTCGTTGCACGTTATAAATTAACATATTCAAAATAATATGATAATATTATAAAAAAATAAAGGAGGTTTTGTTCATGAACAGAACAAAAAAATGGTTAGCTTTAGGATTTAGTCTTCTCTCTATTAGTCTTTTAGTTGCTTGTGGTAATTCTCAAAAGAATTCAGAGAAAGCATCACAAGAAGTTCAAACTGAGAAGTCTTCAACCAGTGAAGCTAAAAATGAAAACAAATCGACTTACTCAATAGGTGATACAATCACTTTTGATAACTATGCTGAATATACTATCACTAATGTTGAGTGGACAGATGAACGAAATGAGTTTGATAATACAAATCCAGATAAAGTTTTAAAGGTTACATATAATGTTAAAAATCTTTCGGACAAAGATATGCCAATTGGTATAGATATTAATTTATTTGTTGGTGGAAATAAAATGGAGAGCTATGCGAATGATCATACCATGGGTTCAATTACACCGGGTAGATCAATGGAAGGAGCAGTTGAACATTTTGGTGTGAAAGGTGAAGGGGATTTAGAATTAGAAATTAAACCTTTCGCAGCATTTGGTGAGAAACCGGCAATTATTTCTATTGATGTAAAATAA